GGAATCCTCGCGATACGCGACGTGAAGATCTGGAATACGCACCGCCCGGCGGCTTTTCTCAACATGTGCTGCCTTAGTCCGGATTTCCACCCGCAGCGTGGTGCGCTTTACCCTGAAAGCAGCATCCTCAGCCCAACACACACCCGAAGTTGGCTTGGCGCGCGCCTTACGGCCTGTCTCCCGGCGATCTGCACCCCGTGGGATCACGCAGAGGTGAGCACTTTCGGCTCCCTGTTCGGGACGTACGTCACGCTGCCGGTGTATTACGCCATGGCGCAGGCCTTCGTGCGTGATGAGAACGTCGCCGGCATATCCGCTGTGCTAACTGACGGGCGCGTACATCGTTCCATCATGACACTGACGGCGTTTCACTGTCGTGAATACGTCAAGAAGAATATAGAGAAGGAGGAACGTGAAGCGATGGACGAGGTTGTGTTTGAAAGCACTATCACCTTTGTGATGCAGGCATTGATAGCGCGTGGGTACCAGCGCCACGCTGCCACGCCGCGCAACCTCAGCGCCACCCCGTCTTTTCGCCGAGGCGGTCGCTGCCCGGGATGGTAGTCGACCGCGAGCTCTGCCGTCAAGAATTCGTTCAGTGCGACGTCAACCCTTACAAAAATTTCATTTACAATGGGAGATTTGAGGTGTTGGACGGTCACGAACACTTCCAGAACGGCCGCTTGCTGTTCCCAACTCGCCCTAAGCCACGCAACGCCGTGCACCACCGTAGCCTTTTCGGTCCTTGTGTTTCCAACAACGGCCGTATATTATCCAATAGCAACCACAACCTCAATCTTGCGCTGACTCGCCTTACCGCAGTCCGTGACCCGACACGTCCCGAGCTTGAGTTCATCCACACTGAGAATCAGACGCTCTTCTGTAAGAAGAACGTTCACATCTTCAAAGTGATCGGCGCGCGATACGCCAGATTCTTTGAGATGACCTCAGTCCGCCAGGCGGCCATGGAGCACGTAGGAGACCCGCACTGTAAGCGGCTCCTACGGCTTCACGCCTACCAGGAGCTTATTGAGTGTGGGGGCGAGGCCCTGCGCAACTGGGTCCTTTCCGTCTTGTACAAGCTCAAGACCGACGAAGTGTCCAAACCAGGAAAGGTTGGACGCATGATTGGCGACCTTGGTGTCGCGGCATCGCTCCTCGGTTTTATGCTCACTAAGTTCCTGAAGAAAGCGCAGAACGCCGTACCCCTTGAGTACGAAGGCGGCAACATCGAGTTCTGTGCATCGCCCAAACAGGCGGAGCTACGGACACACTTTGAGAAGCTCCGCTCCCCGCCCGGCAGGTACCACTTTGTCTATTTTTCTGATGACTCTTGTTATTCTGTGCGAGATGCGTCAGGCGTTGTGCATACTTACAACATCGACATTTCCAAGTGTGATGCCTCGCACCGCCCTGCCATCTTCCAGCTCCTCTACCACGTCGTTCCTCGCCACCTGCACAAAGGCGTCGACGAGCTCCTCGACCAGTGTCGACGCCCGATTCGTCTGAAAAGCGTTGAGGGCGGCAACCTCCTTGTCGTGTTGCGGGCCCTACAGATCACTCTGTATTCCGGTAGCACCATCACCACCGTCATTAACAACCTGGCGAATATGTGTCTCGGAATTGCCTTCGCACAATCAAAGGCGGTGACCGCTGCTGAGATCGTGGCCGCCGCTCACTCCGTTGGTTACATTGTGACGGTGGAAGAGTGTGGACAACTGGAAGATATACAGTTCCTCAAACACAGCCCGTGCATTGATGTGGAAGGCAATTTGCAACCAGTCCTCAACCTTGGGGTCCTGTTGCGAATGAGCGGAACTTGTAAAGGCGACCTTCCCGGCCGCGGAGACCTTGTCCACCGCGCCCGGGTCTTCCAGGGGTCTCTGCTCAATGGCATTTACCCCCACGCCCGTTTCCCCATCATCACTGGGATGAAACGTGCATTCCCGCTGCTCACCAGCAAAAAGCCCATTGACCACCAATTGAAATATAAAGTGGTCAGTGATGAGAAAGATGTGTTCTTCCGTTGTACGGACGAAGCCGTTTGTAAGAGGTATCGTCTCTCAGCCGCACAGGTCACCGTAATGTCCCTGCAGCTGAGAAGCCTCGACGTCGGCCAGCATCTTTCGTCACCCGCATGCTCCGAGATCCTCATGCGAGACTACGGTCTCTCCTGTTGATCCGCGTGCA